TGCACTGTGCCAACTTCGTCAATTGTTTGTACCCATACATTACCACTTGCAACGTCATCAGCGTTTATATCAAGCACAATGTTTGAAATACCTTCAGCAATAGTAAAGTCTTGATGTTCTAAACTACCTTGTTTAAATCCTACAAAGAATCCTGTATTTGAACTTGTGTTACCACTGTTGTCATTTCTATATAATAAATCTATTACACCATAAGGATCTGGTGTTTTCTCTTCAAGTACTTGACTTGCAGTATTTGCTTTTACACTGTGAAAACTAAAAGATGTGCTTTTATTGTTTACTAAATTTTGAAAATTTCTTACTGCAATATTTGCAATACTGTTTGTTCTGTATATCTCATTGCTTGCACCACTAGTACTAAACTTACTGTAAGGCGAACCAAACTGACTACTTGATTGAAATATTGCATTCATAATTGTTAAAAAGTTTTGATAACTATTTGGATCTGAACTGTCGTCAAATTGTACACTAGTATTAGCTAAACTTTGTCCACCTGCGTCAAATACATTTTCGTTTGTTTTTACACTATCAATTTTAAGATAACCACTAGCAACAACATTTCTTGTAGGTGTGTATCCCAAAAATTCAGCAATGCGTAAGGCGCTATCTCTGCGTTCTGCTGTACTAAGATAATTTTCTCTACTTGCTAGGTCTGCTCTAAATGCTAAGTTATGTCCTAGAAATGCCATAAGTTCTATTAAACTTACAAATTCACTTGAATTGATCCAGTCATTGTAATTCTCTGGATAGTTTTTGTTTATGTAGTCTACCATTGCATTTCTTATGGTTTCATAATCATATGCTTGGAAGTTTGCTTCGCTGAAACTTTCGTATACAACGCTGAAGTCTTCTGCGGCAAATAAACTACTTTGTCTTGCGCCTTGTGCCATTATACTTGCTCACCTGTGTATGTAAGAAACAGTTCTTCTGCTGTTCCTGTATCAATATATTCTAATCGTACACGAACTTCTAAAGAATGTTCGCCTGTTTTATCAAGGATAGCTTCTATGTATTTCCATCTTGGATCATTGTTTACAATTTCTGTTATATCCTGTAATGCATCTTGTTGTGTGGCGATATCCAAAGGTTCGAACACTAATTCTGGTAGTATGCTACCAAACTTTGGATTCATAACTCTTTCGCCTTTACGAGTTTGCAAATGATTCATTAGATCCCTTTTAGCAATATCAACATCTTCAAGACGTTTACTGCTGATTGTTTGATCTACACTGCTATATCCTATATAAGTTACCATACTAATATTTATTGCAAAATTAACTACTCAGTTTATATTTTAACAATAGTTTCAATTAAATCGTCTGTTTGTAACGTTTTGGTAATTGTAAGTGTTGTTCCGCTTACTGTGAAGTCAAATAAGTGTTGTATAATGTCTCCATTTACAATTACTTGTAGCTTTTCTACTGGTGTCATACTAGGTGTTTTGTTTAGTGTAAACGTAGTCGTACCGCTATATGTAAAAGTTTGTCTAATTAATGACCGAGTGTAATTGTTTGATATGTCACGTTTTACACCTTCTGGGGTAAAAGGTAAAAATTTAAGTGTTTCAGCATAGTATGCATACCTTGCTTTTCTTAATTCACTGTCTGTAAGTAGATTTTTTTCATTTTGATCTCGCATATTGTATATGCCATTTGTTCTCATCCATGATCTATTTTTTGTTTTACCATAGTCTGCAAGACGTAGTACTGTAGCCGCTTTAATACATTTTTCATTGTTTATGTCACTGCGTTTTATCATATCAGCTACTGTGTCATACGCTTTTGCTTTGAGATGTGATAATAAATTGTATTGTCCTTCTACTGCATCTACATAAAATATTTTACCCGTAGCCCAATTTAATAAAACAATGCCGTCGAAAACACTTTGACTAATCAGTTTTATTCCATTTGCTTCGAGTTGATCTTTTACTAGTTTTTGTTGTTTATTAAATTCTGTTATCCACGCATCATATGCTTGTTGTTCAGTTATGCCAGTATCTACACTACTTTCTCCATAAGCAAACCCATTATAACCTATATATCTAGCAAAGTTAAGTGCAATAGATTCGCATGTATCACTTGCATTTACGCTATCTATTTCTAATTGTGTATGATACAAATGATGACTTTGTACCACAAAGTCATCCCATACGGTTTGATAACGCCTTGCTACAATATCTAAGGTCATTAAAACGCACTCCCATTTCTTGGATTGGTATTCCTATTAGGTTTTTCATATCCTCCAGTTTGAGTAGTACTGCTTTTTGGATTATTAGGAGCATTTTGATTATTATTTTCTACCTTTGACATGTCTATGTCTTTACCTGCTAGATTTAAATCACTGCTGGCGGCACTTGCAATTTTAGTTTGTTGTTCTGTATGTCCTCCCCAAGGTTCTGCTTCTGGAACTCTACTTGTAATACTTTGTTTTACAGTTCTATTAACACTTATATTGTTGTTTGTAGTCTTAGAAGCTTCTGATGCTGTAGGGCCGTTTAAATCTATTAGTGCGGCAGTGGTTCTACTATTACCAACAGCTTTTAAATGCATATTCAAATCAGTTGTAAGTTTGATATCTTTGTTTGAGTGTAAATTAAATTCACCTGTTGCTGTTTCTAATTGAATTCCGTCACTGCCTCTTGCTTTGATATTAACAGCATCTGCATCTAAAGAAAAGTCTCCTCCTACATGCATGTTCATATCATTTTCTGTGTGCATACTGATATCACCGCTACTGTAAATGTCTATTTTACCATCAGCACTGAGCTGAACCCAACTGTTACCTGCTTGATTGATTACATATACTATACCTGCTGTGTCATTGAACAGCATTTGAGCACCACCAGCACTGCGTAATCTTACGAGGTTACTATCGCCAGCTTCTCTACTTTCATCTGGTGCTAAACTTTGATCGCTTTTACTAACTGTGCCATCATCCATAACAAAACTATGCCCAGTCGGAGTATTAAACCCAAATACATTACTAGGAGATTCTCTTCTTGCACTACTACTGCTCAAACCTCTTACACTGTCAAGTCCTAGTCCTTGTTTTCCTAATGTACCAGCAAGAGGATGTCTGGGTCTTGAATTCTTTTCTTGTGTTTTTTGCACTCCAGCATCAAATGTAGGTCCAGCTGATTTTGATTCACCTTCTACAAAACTAACTGCATTGTCTGGAAAACTACTATTTCTTGTTGCATCAGGTAAAACGCCTATGATTATACCTTCTTGATCATGTCCTGTAAACGCAACCAATACTTCTGTACCAGGAGCAGGAGGATGACTATTCATACCATAACTTCTAGTATGATCGCTAGCTTGGTAAGAACCACCATAAGGTTGTAAACGTCTTACTCTTGTGTATTTTTGTCTTTCCTCTTTGCTGTCTACTTTTCCTAATCTTCCGCTACCAACCATATCTACATACATATAACCTTCGTATCTGTCGTCTACAACATCAACCACAGTTGCAAGTTTTACACCTCTGTATGGATTCAAACCAGCAATTGGTTCATCTGTAAATGCTTTTGGTGCTTGTGTAGTAAATCCAGGTTTATTTAAATTATCTGTCATGTTAATTTTTTCCCAAATGTTTGTAACCACTGTGGAGCTGTTACACGTCTTTTAGCATATCCTCCCCAAACAGCTACAGTTCCTTGTCCGTACTTAGCCGCATTATCCAAGTGGAAAACATTGTTGCCCATGTAACCGTTGCCTGCTCCAAATCCTGTTACACCTTGTTTTCTAGCTGATTCAAAAACTGATTGGATATAAGGTAAATCCTCAGTTTTTGAAGAGTCTAGTCTTCTTCTATTTGCTCCGGTTCCTATATACAATGCAACATCTGCCGCATGTCCGTTGGTATGTCTATTGCTTGCACCAGCCGGTCTGCCAGTTGTATCATCTTGTCCGCCACTGCGTACTTGTATATCTACTCCTGTTTCAGCCGCTACATTTGTTAACATCTGTGCTAGATCCGAAGCAACAGGGTTCTTTCTAATTCCTGCAATAGTTGATTGATCTTCTGAATACGTGCCAGACGCACCTCCATTTAATCCATCTACGGGACCTAGATCAGATTGATCACCAGTTGATTCTTCTATTACTGCTTGATTGTCTTCACCATCACCGTTATCAGTTTTTTCTTCTTGATTCTTATATTGGTCAGCTTGGCTTCTTATACTAGTATTTTCTACCCGCCCACTCATAAGTTCGTCAATTGTAAAACCTACATTGGTGTTGACATCTCTGAATGATTGTAGTGTCATTGTAAATTGACCATCACTGTAGGTTGCATCTACTCTTGTTACTCTATACATTCCAATTATGCCAAAATTTTGTTCAGCAACATCCATAAGTCCCGACTCTTGATTAGGATAGGTAGGAAAATTAAGATTTAAAAAGTAATGAACTCCTCCAGTAGCGTAGTTTGCTCCTTCAGTGCTTGTTCTCATACCTTTAGGTGCACCTAACCAATAAGGGTCTCCTCTTATTGTAATCATTTGTTGTACTAAATCTGCAAGCGAATTTAAATTAATTTCTACAGCACCTAACATAAAAGCACCTTGGTTTTTACTGTCTGGTGTTGCATCTCCTGTAGCTTTAGATTTTATTTGATTTTGGTCAAAAGTCAATGGTAAAACATTTGCTGAATCTTCGGGTTGTGTGCCGCCGAGTAATTCACTTTGTGTAATGTAACGCTTTGCAACAGGACTTAACTGTCTAGCGGTTCCTTGAGATATTCTTTCGTTATATTCGTTGTTCCAAAGTTTTTCTGTTTTAGAAAATTTTTCTGCTAGTCTTTTTGTTTCTAATTGCTTTTGTGTAATGCTAGTTTGTAGATCAGCTCTTCTGCCTGATAGAGCATCTTGATTGCCGTATTGTGCTTGAATCCTACCAGGAGACATTCCACTTCCGACAAGGTTATCTATTTTTTCTAACTCTGATTGTTGTTTTGCAACTTCACCATTAAGTTTTCTCATTTGATTTGTTAGGTCATCTAGTTGTCCTTTTAACAGGTTCAACTGTTCGTTAGGTCCGCCTTCTGCAGATACATTTTGAATTCTCGACAGCATATGACCGTGATTCAATGCTTGTAATTGAAAGTAAGTATTTTGCAGACTGATGTCTAAATTTAACACCTCTGTGTTTAATCCAGTATAGGTATAATCAAATCTTTTTGCTAGATATCCGTTCCTAAAAATTTCACCGATACGTTGTTTTTGTAGACTAGGATTTTTCACAACATCATTGAAGCTTACAGGATCATGTACAAGCTCAGATACTACATGAGATTTCATCTTGTATGTAATTTCTTTTTGATATCGTTTGCTTACAAAGTCATAAAATAGATATTTTGTCTCTGTGCGAAAAACGTACCACTTGCTCAGATTTGCAAATGTTTGTGGTTTAGCTTGTCCATCAGTTGCGGCATCTTTGTGAAATCCTCCTTTTGCAGTTGGAAGTTTTCTCATGTTATCTGTGTGCAGTAGTGCAACAATAATAGCATCACTTACTGCGGTTCCTTTTTCAAATGTAAATGACAGTGTTCCATTACCTGTAACACTTGTGCCTCCAAGGTCTGTGCTTGAACCGCCTTGAGCACTTGAACCAAATTCCCACTTTAGCCATTCTTCATCACCGTCGTCTACTCCAAACTTGTATTCAGTTGGATATGATTGCTGAGGATTTCTTGCTACTCTACCTCTTTCTTGTTCCATTAATCTTTCTTGAAATATTTGTAAAAATTCACCAAATGTGCTTGCACTAAACGTACCCATATCTTGCTTTAAATGCAAATTTTGAGGCTTAAATGCTTCTTGATGTGTTTCAATTAGATCTGCTCTATATGATGTAGCACCATCTGTATAATCAAATGTTAGTCCAGTCATTGAACAAACATAGTAAAATGGTCCAACCATATCTTCGTCAACTGTGCCGTCTGGATTATATCCTATAAATTTAAGTTCTAATAGATAACATGCATGTAGATGATTTTCTATTCCTAATCTATTTGCGGCTAATATTATTCTGTTAAAAAATGTTGCGCCGCCTGGCTCAACTAAATTGAACGAAAACATATTAGCTAAGCCACTTCTGTCTCTGTTCTTTTTGAATGCTAGTACTAAGGATTGGTTTACACCTTGTATATTGATCTCTGCTTCAACACCTGATTCAGCCATTACTACAACTCTATCTGAATCTGGTTTGGCAAGCTCTTCAAACTGATGTGCTTGATCCGGATGTACCATCATCATCTTCCACTTGTAGGTATAGGAATCGTATTTGTTTAAAACATTGTC